TTTAAAGATACCGGAATGACTTTTTCCAAAGATTATGTGTTGCCGGGACAGGAACTGAATATTATATTCCAGTCGGGAGCAATGAACGGAATGAGCTTTACCGTAACGTTTAACCCCTGGGATAAGGATAAAAATGAAGACCAACAGCCGGAAAAGAATGCTGATGGTTCATGGAATCCTCTTGCACAAGTGTTTGAAATTGTGAGAAATGAAGATTATGGGCGCCCTATACCTGATGAATCCCTGAAGCCTTCCAATGGTGATACGTATGTTCTTTATGGATTCGATACGAAGTTTGTTTCTGATAACATGCTGCCAAGTGCCGAACAAAAACTGCTTGAAATGGCTGAAAAGTATGTGGAGAAATCGATGCAAGACCCTTCTACTTATAGTTGTAAGATGTTGCCTGACTATATTTATAACGATGGGGATATTAGAAGGTTCGAATTAGGCGACCGTGTGAATCTTATTAACAAGAACTATTTCGAAGATGGGCGTCAGTCGCGTATTATCGGTTATGAGTGTGCTTTGGATATCCCTCATGATCATCCGGTATATACGATTGGTGAAACGGCTGCATACTCCCGCTTGGGGGAAATAGAAAACAAAGTGGACTCCCTGACTTTCAAAGGACAGGCATTCAATGGATCAAGTGGAAATGGCGGTGGCGGTACCGGAGTCTATGTAATCGGTATAAATGATAAAACACAACCATCGGACCGGAATGTGTTTTCTTCGAAAAGGATTATAAACGAGATTAGAGGGAGGGCGCTCAGCAGAATTTATAATGACGAAGCGGCAGGACGGATAACTTTCACTAAAGGACTGGTATCATCGGAACTGGTAGAAGCTAATAACGGACTGGTGATCCGTAAAAAAGAAGTAACCGAGGAGGCTTCTTTCATGTCACTCATTGAAGAGTCTGAGGATGCAATCGTAGAAGAGTTGTCTGTAGGGGGTGGAGTTACTACTCTTGGAGGAATGGATAACGTCAGTGAAGAAGCTGACAAAACATCGGAGACGGATGATATTATAGTACGACTTGCCGGAGCTTCCGAGTGGACAGTAAACACGACATTGTTCTCTAATGTTTCACAATTGATGTCGAAGGTGTTCCCGTTTACCTTGTCTCTGGCAGGGGGAGGCGGAATTTATGAGAAAGGAAGTACGCAAACAATTAATCTTTCGTGGAGTTATGACCGGGATGTTACATCACAGTCTGTCAATGGAGAGTCAATGCCTATTGACAGCCGGGCAAAACAATATAAGGATGTTACAGCTGATACAACGTATACTTTGTCCGCTGTCTATAATGGTGAAGTTTATAGGGATTCTACCTCCGTGAAGTTCAGATTGAAGAAGTATTATGGGGTTTCTGTCCATGAGGCTCTCACCGATGAAGAGATTTTGGCATTGACAAGTTCTTGGGCCGAGCGACCATTAAAAACTACTGTATTTGATTGTTCCGGTGGCAAGTATCCTTATTATATTTTACCTGCTTCCATGATTTCTGATATTCAGTTTTGGATTGGCGGATTGCGTAATTCAGATTGGGTAGAAGAAGTTCGGACGGTGACGAATGTTTATGGGTACACAGAGAGTTATACAATATTCAGGTTAAACAGCATTCAAACGGGTGTGTTAAATATAGAAGTAAAGTAATGGCAATATTAAGTAACGGTAAGTTTTATGGATTCCTCTGTTCTGCCAAAGAAACCGGGCAGAAATTAGCAAACGGAGTGAAGGAGTATGTGGAAGATTTTGTATCCGGATTCGCTGGGCATGGATGGAAGATATGGGAGTATGTATCAGGAAAATGGATGCTTGAGGTCGATGCACTCAGGGTACGTGGACAGTTCACTGTATTTGAGTTATTGGTAAGTAAGATTCGTGCAATCATCGGTGCGCAAGCTATCACACAAGGATGTGGAAAAATAAAAACGGTTACTGTTTCTGATGACGGAATAGCTTACCTTATTACAATAGAAGACGCGGACATGAGTTTTGTAGAACATGACTTTATTCGTTGTCAGGAGTTTTCTGGTGGACAGAAGCTATATCATGTAGAAATTGAATCAGTAACGGAGGGTGTTATCCGTATCCTTAAATCCGAATTTGATGTAGATGGGGAAGGAGTGGTGATGAATCCTCCCGCACCGGGAGATGACATCGTGCAATTTGGAAATAGTTCTCATGATGAGAAATATATCGGTCGGCATTCTGCAATTTATATGCATGCTGACGAAGGAGCGCAACCTGCTATTGATGTATTGGATGGAATTTATTCGAAAGATTGGTCTGATTGTTTGAAAGTTCGTATGGGTGGCGATATTCCCGGAAGTAATGGGTTGAAAGGATTTTATTGTGTTAACGGAATTATTAAAGGGATAGATAATGGTGGCTCTGTGCTCTATCAGTTTAATCCTGATGGCTCAGGATTTATCGGAAGAGGCGCTATCAAATGGGATGCTGAGGGATTTCGTTTTGGTACTGGTGTGAAATTGGCATGGGATAATCTGGATGATGAAACAAAAGAAAATTTGAAGGGTGAACCGGGGCAAGATGGTAAAGATGGATTAGATGGTGTTAATGGTGAGAATGGAAAAGACGGTCTTGATATTGTGTGGAAAGGAGAGTTGTCAACGTCTCCTGCAAACCCGCAAAAAAACTGGGTTTACCGTAACACGATTGATGGACGCGTATATATTTATAATGGCATTTCATGGACATTGATGGTGGCAGATGGTAATGACGGTACGGAAGGTGCGAACGGCAAAGATGGAAAGGGCGTCTATATTACCTATCATGACAGTGAGGAGGAACCTGCACGACCAAATGGAAACGGAACAACAGGGGGATGGCATACCAATGCAACTGCTGCTGTTATTTGGATTTCTCAAAAGGTAGCTGAGGATGCGGAATCTGGCGAATGGGGAGATCCTATAAAGGTGAAAGGTAATCAGGGGGAGCCGGGAAAGGATGCCAATCTTTTACCGTGGATTGAAGAATGGAATAGTAATAAAACAGAGATAGGTGGTGAATTTGTTGTTTCCCCAAAGATATTTTCCGGTACAAAAGACAGTGATGGAAAACTAACTGGTATTGCATTGGGAAGGGATTGTGTCACTATAAATGGAGAGAAGCGAACTGGAATATTTGCCCTTGATGAAGATAACATAATATTCGAACTAGATCCACTAATAAGGAAATATAAGTTTTCCGGTACGATTTTAGTTAGAAATGAGAAAGGGGATGTTTGGGAAGTTACTTCAAATGGAGATAATATAATTGGGAATAAAACAGGGAAAAGAGTGGTTATTAGCCCTAATAGTTCTGATATCAAAATATATGATGATTCAAATACCAATGTTGCCTCAATAGAAGGTGTTACAAGAAATAGCATTCCAGAACTTTTCGGAGGTGTGTCTTTACCAAGCATCACAATTATAAATGTTCCTTTCAGTATTACTAAGACTTCACAAAAGAAAGTTATTAGTAACTCTTTTCATACTGTAGGTTTGACAACTATTGATTTGTCATGTACAGCATCGATGGGTAGTATGTATAAAACATCTACTGAGCTTACTATAGAAGTAGAATCATATTCTGATGCAGCACTTAAAAATTACGTTGGTAGAACGATATTACTCAATGATGGACATACTGATACAAATAGTTGGAACTTATCATTGCAGAATGTTAGGATGACTCTTAATGAAGGATATCATGTATTAAGTACTTCATTAAGTGTAGCACAACAAAATCTTCCTAACTTCTTAATGAAATTGGAGACAGTAAATGCGTCATTATTATCAAATGGCTATATATCAACCTATTTCGCTAATGGTTTAGCTTTTGGGACATCATCTGATAATCTTTTTGCTTTTATGAATAGCGATGGACACATTAATGGGAAAATAATGAGTCATGGGTCGGGAATAGAAATTACGTCGGATTTATTAAAAGTGAGGGCTAGTAAATATAATGGGTTTGTTCCTGCAATGATATGTCATGGTAGAGCATATAGTACATTATCAAATGCGCATATAGTAAGGTGTAGAAGCTATGATGGTAATATTCCCACCATTACTAGAAGATCAGTTGGATCAGGATGGCTAAGAATGACTATACCAGCATCATGGACTGCTGATGGTTTTAGTAGTAATACTGTTCAAGTTTTACTGACTGGATTTGGTGTGAGTGTTGGAAGTACCCAATCTCTTCCTGATGGTTCAATAAAGGCAAGCGTTTTATCAGTAAGTAGTACTTATATAGACATTATTTTGTCAGATGATGCGTCAGCGAATGATGGTGAGTTTTATTTTGAGATGAAATGGTTTTAAACAAAAAGAAAGATAGGCTAGATTATCATTAGAAAAAGATAAAACTATGATTTCGATTGAGTGAGTTTCTGCTAAAAAAGAACCGCTTCATTCTCACAAGTAAGCGGATTCAAACGCGAATAAAATAAAAACTAAGGATGCTACCTCTTCGTATTGTAAAAATAGAATTAATATTTGGATGATAAAAAGATTATGGGATTAAACGATTGGTTTACAATAATTGGCGCACTCGGTGGCTTGGAAGCGATAAAATGGATCGTAAATTTCTACGTAAACCGAAAGACAAACGCACGCAAGGAAGATGCTTCTGCAGATGCTATGGAAAGCGAAAATGAGCGTAAACAAATTGCCTGGCTTGAGGAACGTATTGCCCAAAGGGATGCAAAGATTGATACAATTTATGTAGAACTTCGTCAGGAACAAGCTGCCCATTTAGATGAAATTCATAAACGGCACGGAATTGAATTGAAATTAAAGGAGGCTGAAGCGAAACGATGTGATGTTCATAGATGTGACAGAAGACAGCCTCCAAGCGATTATTAATTTAAAAGAACATTGAAACATGAAAATACTGATAGATAACGGACATGGTGAAAATACACCAGGTAAATGTTCGCCGGATGGAAGGTTGAAAGAATGGATATATACCCGAGAAATCGCAGATAGGATAGTAACCGGATTACGTGAAAAAGGTTTTAATGCGGAGCGCATAGTGAAAGAGAATATAGATATTCCTCTTTCCGTACGATGTAGGCGGGCAAATAACATTTACCGGGAAACTGAAGGTAATGCTATATTAATTTCTATTCATTGTAATGCGGCAGGTTATGGTATGGATTGGCTGACTGCACGTGGATGGAGTGTATTTGTATCAAATAATGCTTCTGTTAATAGTAAGCGTCTGGCAATGTGCCTGGCTGAATCAGCTAAAGCTAAATCAGCTTTTGTGCGTCAACCAGTGCAAGAACAATTGTTTTGGATACAGAATCTTGCTATATGCCGTGATACGATCTGTCCGGCTGTATTAACAGAGAATTTCTTTCAGGATAACAAAAAAGATGTAGAATTTCTTTTGTCTGCTGAAGGAAAACAACTGGTAGTGCAAACGCATATTGATGGAATTACTGACTATTTGAAAGATACCGCATCATGAGATGTTTGGTAGATGTGATAATCTTCCTTCTGATATTGGGAGGAGGACTTAGTTCCTGCCGGACTCTATATGTTCCGGTTGAAATCGTGAAAACGGAGTATCGGACTCGTGATAGCATAAGGCATGATAGCATATATCAGCATGATAGTGTATATATAGCGGTAAAGGGAGATACGATATATCAGTATAAATGTAAGTATCTGTATAAGTATCAATATGTGAATAGGACGGATACTTTGATAAAGACTGATTCTATACCGATTCCTTTCCCGGTGGAAAAACAGCTTTCCACATGGCAGCAGTTTAAATTGGATTTTGGAGGTGCTGCCATGCTGGTTATTATCATATTTATTTTCATTATAGCAGGACGTATGGTCCATAAATTGAAAATATGAAAGAATGGAATATGAAAACTAAAAAAACAGAAGATAATGAGTGAAGATTTAAAAGGAACGAATGTATATGCTCCTATTGTTCCGGGAACTGGTGAAGATAGATATCCTACCCATTATAGTAAATATGGAAAAGGTGGAATCAAGTGCGTACGCACTATTGCAGAAAGAGATGACATCCCATTGGAGAGGCTTGAAGTGCCTACTTTGTGTTATGTGCTCGATGATGACCTTTTCTATATATGGGATGGAAGTAAATGGAATGCGAAGGAGATGGGAAATACGGAGATCGGATTGCAGCGCAATGTGCGTATTGTGAATGATCTTGATAATAAAAATATATCAGCCAGTAAAGGAGAACCGTGTTATTTGAAATTCACTTTCATAAGCCAGGAACGATATAGTTCGAAAGACCCGTATGAAAATACAGGAGAGCGTGGACTTTGTCAGATCTCAGTACGTAACTCCAACAATACAGAATATGTGGTAGTGAAGATGATGTACGTGAATTCTGCTACTTCTCTTAATGTGGATGTAGCCGAGTTTCTGACTTCCGGTGCCAATAATGTAATGATTAAAATCACTGGTGAGATTACGGAAACGACGACTCCTGCATTTGTATATACAGTACAACTGACTACTCTTTCGATTAATGCCGATAATTTTAAATGGTGGACTGCCTATAGTGGAGATATTCTTTTCAATCTGAATATAGGTGGAAATGTATCGAAAACTT